TTCATGGGCTGGCCCACGATGAGCTGATTGATGTACGCGGCGATGGCCGGCTGAATCAGCGAGGGGAACGAGGCGCCCCCAGTGAAGCTCGTAAGCGAGGTGTTCCAGGTCACCGTCATCGTCACGGTCTGAACGCCCGGGGTGACGTAGAGGACGGTGTAGGTGTCCGGGTAGTCGTTCACGCTCACCGTGACCGTGGTGCCGCCGCCGGATTTGCCCACGAGGTCGGTCGGGTCCGAGACCGCCTGCAAGATGGCGTTGGCGACCTGGTACTGATCCCCCGCCCCGCCCACGATGACCTTGATGCCGGGCGAGGCTTGCTGTACCGAAATGAGCCGCGGCGTGACCCCTGAGACCTGGCCGACGAGCGTCTTGATGAAGCGCGCCGTCGACACTGAAGCCGCAAGCCCCGCCTGCAGCACCCGCGCCCGATAGGACTGGAACGTCTCCGCCGCCGCAGCCGGGTTACCGGCACTTGGGTTCGTGACGTTCAACGTGATGCCGGGCGGAATCGAGGTCTTGCTCTGCGTCACGGTGTTCGCAGCCGGCGCGACGGTCTGCGAGGCATTGAGCGCCACTGCGGTAGCTGTCGCCGTGCCGCCCGATGAGATCGCGATGCTCGAGGTCAGCGCGTACGAGTACGTCCCATCCGAGAAAATCCAGCCCTGCGAGACGATAAATCCAGCCGTGGAGCCCGAGAACTGCAGCACCACACTCACGCTGCTCGGCTGGCCTTGCGGGACGCCCGCGACTTGTCCCAGCTGGATGAGTAGCGGCTCATTGGCCGCGTTCGGCGTCAGCGAATTGACGGTATCGACACGCGCCTGGTCGCAAAGCGCAATCGCCCCGACATCCGTGCTCGCGATGTCCTCGATCAGCGAGCCCGGCAGGTTCGCGGTATAGCCGGGATTGGTGAGCCCGACATTGCTCGTGAGCTGTAGCCTCAGGCTCGTCGGGTCCTGCGGCTGAAGCCCCTGCGCCGTGATGACGACGGGGAAGTTGTAGGAGTACGTCGCCACGGCTTAGGACGCGACCTGTACGGTAAGGCTTACGCCCTGATGAGTGATGACGTTCACGTTGTAGGTCGGCGTCGGGTTCTGAGGTGTCGAGGGCTGTTTACTGATGACGAGTGAGGCGAAGCTCGGCGCGAACTGCTGCTGAATAGCGGACATGTCCGAATCCGGCGCGACCTGCTGCATGATCGAGCCCTTGGCGTAGATGCCCCAGTCGGCGAAAAACGGGCTCTCGTTTTTGTTGAGCCGCAGCACCTGGCAGAGCGTGGTCAGCATGACGAGATCGTTGTTCCCATTGGCATCCGTTTCGACCTCGACCCACGATGTCGAATTTCCGCCCGCGGCATAGACGGGGTTCCCATTGGAGTCGAGCACGACGTTGCCGCTCGAGTCCGTTACCAGACTCAAGTTGATACGCCCGAAACTTCTCACGGCTAGACGACGGCGCCCGAATCGCCGGTGACGGGGCTAGAACTCACGACGTAAGTTCCAGCCTGGTGCTCGTGCGTGAGGAACGTCTTCCCCTGAATCGTCACGGTGCCAGAGGTGATCTCAAGCATGACCGACCCGTTGTAGCTCATCGTGATGCCGCCGTTGGCCACGTCCACCGTGAATAGGCCATTGGCCGACTCCAAGTGCATTGAGCTTGAGTCGACTGCGTTCCAATTCTTATTTCCCAGTGGCACCCATACCAGTGTCGACAAGTTGCCGCGTTGCGTAAGGTCCGCAGCTCCGCCGCCAAGACCTGTGATGCCGCCGAGGTAGGCGTCCGCAGTCGTCGCAAATCCCAAATCGTCGACTTGGATGGGCTCACGGCAATACTTTGAGGTCGCCACAGCCATTGTCATCTGCTGGATTTTGACTCCTGCGACGTCGAAGTTGACCGTCACAATGGACCCTGAGACCGCCGTGACATGGCCGGGCAAGCGAAGGCCAATCTTTGCGATCTCATCGGCCGCTTTGCCGCTCGCGAATGCCGAAAGCGTGCGGGCGAGCGGCTGTTTCTGTTGGTCGCTCATGTCGCGCTGATCGCTGTGGCACTGAACGTCGTCGCCCAGGAGTCCGCGTCAGGCTCGCGATACGACCCAAAATGGTGAATTTCATTCACGATGAAATCGCCACTGAACACGACCGAACTTCGCGCCGGCGCGTTCGGTACTGCGGCCGCGGGCGAGGTAATCGCGTACGGCAGCACGATCGCGGGCGAGCCATTGGCGCCCACGGGGAAGGCGATCCGGTTGCCGACGCTGATGTCCGCGCGCAGCACGGTCTTGAAGTTAATCTGTGCCGGCCCGATCCAGGTCGGCTGGCCGATCAGGTCCTCGAAGTTGAGCTGCACGCGTACCGCAGCCGGGCCGCCGTCGTTGTTCATCCCGTCGAACACGCTGATCTTGTCGCCGTTCCAAGCGATGTCGACGCCCGCGTAGTTCTTGAGGTACTGTGATCCGAGCCTAACCGTGATGCCCTTTAAGTACGCCGCGAACTGCCAGATGTTCTGGTAGTAGCCGGCTTCGTCATTCGCGAGCGTCAGGTTCGAGTCGATGTTGATCTCGGTCTTGAACCCAGGAAACGCCGCCGACAATGCCGCATCGATCGCCTCATCGAGCGAACTGCCAGCGGGCCACCAGAACGGTACGGGCAGGTCGAAGAGGCTCTGATTCAGGCCCGGGTTGACGATGAGGTCAATGGTCTGGTTCGTCCCCTGCCAGTTCCCGTACGCTTGGAACACGTTTCCATGGAGGATGATCCCGGCCTGGACGGGATTTGCGAGCGGCAGCCCTGGCGCCATCCCGGCCTTCAACAGGAAGTTGAGCCCGGCGAGATTCGACGCCTGCCCGATCATGTTCAGGCCAACACCCCAGATCTTGATCCGCTGACCGCCTTGAGAGAGTGCGAACGGATATGCCGGGAAGTCAAAGTCGATATGGAGTGCGCCAGGGTCTGTGGCTCCGTTCACGAAGCTCGTGAAGGTCGGCCCCGAACCGGTCGTGAAACCTTGATTGCCGTCAGGAACAATCGAGACTCCCGAATCGGGCTGCGATATCGTGATCGAGTAATAACGCACGGCGTTCCTCTACGCCGTCACGGCGTCACCTCGAGTTGCGCGGTGCCAGTGCGAAACACCAGCGTTGAGGTCTGAAAATACCCGCCGACGAGATTCACGTCCTGACTCACGTTTCCGGTGACGCCGTACCGGCCCGGATCCACCTGCAGCGAAAAAGTCAGCGTCGCGGCATCGACCGCGAGCGCCCGCCACGCCCCGTCGTAGCTCAATCCGGTGCCCGAGACATCGACATTGGCTACTGACCCCACCGGCACGTTGTGCGGCGCCTGCAGGCTCGCCGTCGCGGTCCAATTGGCCCAGGTGAGCACGCCCTGGATCTTGGCGCCGGAGCCCACCATGGGACGCGTCAGGATGCGATTGCCCGATAGGTCATAGACGTTCACGTACCAGCGCTGCCCGAAAATGTTCCAGGTCGTCGTGACGTTGTACTGGACACTATCGAGCGTCGCCTGAAACTGAAAGGGCGGCGTCGCCGTCGAGGACGGCTGGAAATCGACGTAGGTCGTCACTGAATCGAGGGCGCGAGGCCCGAGGTCAGGAGCGAGGCGGGATTGCCGACCTGAAGGCCGTAGCCCGACCAGGTCGGCGTGCCGGAGATCTTCGAGCCATTGGCGAGCTGGCGCATGAGGCCATTTAACGCCTGCGCCGCCGCCGCCTTGCTCACGAGCGGCTGGATGAAGTCGAGCCGCCAGGACACCTGCTGCTGCGTGTCATCATCCCCGCTCGCATCGGCGAAGGAGGTGAGGAGGCAGTCCGAGTAGATGTAGGACGGCGTGATGACGGTATAGGTGCCACCCGAGAGCGAGTGCTGCTGCAGCGTCTTCTGCAGCGCCGTCATGGTCGCGAGTTTCACCGCAAAGCCCCAATTCCCTTTGGCTGGCACCCGCATCAGCATCGAGACAGCGAGCGGCTGCGCAATGATGGCGTTCGCTGCCACCGCCTGATTCGCGAACGGGTACATGCCGACCTGGTTCTCGGCAAGCGTCGCGCCGGGGAGCACGATGTAGTTCGCAAAGACGTTGTCCAAGTCGATCGGGTTGCCGCCGGAGAGCAACGTGTCCAGGAAATTCGCGCCTTCGGTGATGGCGATGATCGGAAGCGCGCCGCCCATGGCGGTCGCGATACCGCGGGTGAGCACGATGGGCGAAGCCTGGAGCGTAAGTTGCCCCAGGATCTGGGCGGCGCCGATACTCACTGCGGTACCCCGGCGAGCCCAGCGGCGGAGAGCACGGCGTTGGCGCCTGACTTGTGGCGTGCCGTTACCACGATGCCGGAGTCGGGCGTGATGACGGTGACGGCGGCCTTGCCGATCATGCCTCGGCTATAGGGGTTATAACCTACTTCGTGCCGGATCATGGCCTGCATAAGACTTGCCAGCACCTTCGGATCGCTCAGGTCCAATCGAGAGGATGCAGAGACGCCGACCCGGCGCACCATATCTCGAATATATGCCGCAGTGTCGTTTTCTGATGGCGGCGCGTATTTCGAGATGATTCCCGAGAGAGTGTTATTTCCTCGCGACCCATACAACTCAAGCTGTCGTCCGAGCGCCGTCAATCCCTCTTGTGGCGTCCTGAATGCGGCAAAACCATTTCCCACAAGCATCGCTCCGGGCTGGCCGGCGTAACGAAGATCGCCAGGATTGTTCAGGCGAACGCCTGCGGGCCTGCCGATTCCATGGATGAAGCGATCGAACTTGTCTCTTGCGGCGGCACCCAATGCTCCAGGATTCGCCAGGGGAGAGCTCACGGGAGAGGTCGACCAGTAATACCCGCCTTCGATATCCTTGATGGCATTCGCGAGATGATGCAGCCCTTTGGCAATCGTCCCGGTATCCGAAACGAGGTTCGCAACCGCCGCCTGGAACTTCTGCGAGGTCAGTTCCACAGAGAATTTGTTCAGCCAGTCCGCGAGCTTGTCGACGCCTTGCTTCAGGATCGGTCCCGACATGAGGCGGGAGAGGAACCCGGAGAATGCCGCCGAGAGTTTGGTCAGCGGCCCGGCGAGCGGCTCGAGCCCGACGACGAAGGTCTTGAAGATCTCCGAGCGCGCCCGCTCCATCTGGGTCGTGAATTCCTGCCATTTGCCCGCGACGCCAGGCGGCAGCCCCAAGCCGGTGCGGTCGCCCTGCTCCGCGCGCAGTTGCTTGTAGAACTCGCTGGCCGGCGTGCGCTGCAGCCGCATCAGCGTCTCGAGCCCGCCGAACGGCCCCAGCCCATACGCCTGCGACATGAGGCCGAGCTCGCCGCGGGGCGTCGACAATGCCAAGCGCCGCATGGCCTTGAGCATCGCGAGCGAGACCTGCTCCGTGCTGCCGTTCGGGTTCACGCCCATGGCGTAGAGCGGCCCCTGCAGCGCCGGGTTCGAAACCGCCTGGTTGATCGAGGACAGGAACGAGACCGGGTCGACGAACCGCGACATGTTGATGTCGAAGCTGCGCATGCCACCGATCGACATCCCGAGGCCCTTGGACTGGCGGCGGTATCCCGCGACATCGCCCGCCATGTGCGTCAAGCCCCAGAGCGAGCCGCCGACGAGACCGCCGGCGAAGATCGTGCCCCACTTCAAGAGCTGCTGCGTGATCCTCATCGTGTTGCCGAGGATGGCGCCTGAGAAGCCAGCGATGCTGCGCCAGCCCGATTCGACCTGACGGAGCTTCGTCGGATTGCCCATCCCGAGTTCCTTCATGGACTGATTCTGGGCAAGGATGGCGGCCGTGGACTGGCGAAATTCCTTGTTGACTTTCTGCCAGACGCCGGGACTCTTTTCGAGCCGGTCTTCGTACAGCGCGAAGAGCTCGGCGAAACGGCGAAACTGCGCATCGTCGATTGGAATTTCGACGACCGGCATCCGCAGAGCCATATCAAATCCCCCTGCTCGCCGCAGCCTTCAACACGTACCGATTGCGAAACTCCTCCGCATACGTCCACGAGAAGTCCCGCTGAAACGCCTTCATGACTTCGCCGAACTGCTCTCCGGTTGCGACCCACTCAAGTATTTGTCCCACCAGGCCGCCGCCGTCACGCCAGAATTCTCGTCGGGCGTCAATGTCGGCAAGGAAGACTGGAAGGCTGTAGCACTCGAGTACGTGACGTGCGCACCGATTCGACCGGAGCATAGCTGGAGGAAGGTCTTCAGATTCTGGCGTGGAAAGCCATGCGAGCTGCAGCAAAAAAAAACCGCAGCAGCCTGCACTTCCCGCGCTTCCTGCGACGATAGGATGTCCCGCGCGACGCAATCTTCGAGCGGCACCATCTCCCATTTCTGGGCGGTGGGCGCGAAGACGTTCGTGAGGCGGCGGATTTCCCCGAGCAGTCCGCGCTCGACGCCGATGCGCTTCTCGATCGGATCGTCCTTCCACATGCCGATCCGCTCACAGACATCCTTGAGGATCAAGTCCGCGTTTCGGATGCCGCCGCTTCGGATGAGCCCGTCCGCGTCGAGCTGCGCGTACGTCATGGTGAGCGGACGGTGATACGCGATGAAGGTCTCTTCCGCGATCGGCGTGGAGTGCGCGAAGAGGACGAGGCCGTCGTCGCGCTCTAGCGGATGCACCAAGCACAACTTTCGATCTATGCGCACGCCAACTCCGTCTTATCGTTCGTTTTGATGCCCATTGGTTGCATGCCTTATGTCAGGGCCACAGGCTCGCGTTGATCGGGTAGCGACCGCGCAACGTCACGAAAATGTCCGGCTCCTCGCCGTTGAACGACATCTCGCGCCAGTCCGCTATGGCGACCTGGTCCATGTCAAAGGGCGGCAGCACGGTGGAGTCCGGCCGGACCGTGATGTCGCCCAGGATGGAGTTCGTATCCATCTGCGTCTTGTAGAGCGCGGCCAGGCCCTGGGACTTGATGAGGTTGATGGTCACCATGCCGATGAGATAGACCTGCGGCGAGGGCACCACACTCACCGCGACCGGCAAATGCTTGGTTACGTCGCCCTCGAGCGAGAGGCGCGCCATCTGCTTGCCTAAGAATGACGGGGTGACGTTGAGCGAGGGAAAGCCCGGGATCGTGACGCTCGTGTTGAGGAGGTTCAGCGTTCCCGGCGAAATGTTGGGGTTTGGCATGATCTATTCCTCAGCCGGCCACGTAATTCTGGACGAGCACATTGATTATCAGGTGCTTGAAGAGCTGCGGCGCCCAGAACGCGATGGTGAGGCCGCCGTAAGTGTTGTCTTGGTACTGCGCGGGATTCGCCGCGATGTAGTCCGCGAAGGGCACCGCGTTGACGACGTTCTGACCGTCGTAATCGCCGTTGTCGAGCGCATCGATGAATGTCTGCTGATCGAGCGTCGCGCGCTGCGGGGATGCCTGGGTCAGCGCATAGGCGCCCATGTTCTTGAGCAACTTGTACTGCGCGTCCTGCAGCCGGTTGATGCCGTCCTGGCTGTACCAGAGCGGGTTTATCGAGTTGTTGGACCCGTTGATGACGACGTTCGCGCTCACCTGCTGCGCATTTATCTGCAAGTAGTCGACGGCGTACCACCAGGAGAAGTCCTCGCCGTCCTGAAGCGCCCCGGATGAGATCATCGCGTTCGAGATGCCGCCTTCGGCAGCGCTCGCCACGTAGTTCACATTGGCGGCATCGAGCGCCGCGAGGAGCGACTGGTTGCCCAAGACCGGGTAAATGGTCGCATCGTTCAAGAACGTGTAGGCGAGCGGGGTCAGGCGATTGGTTGAAGACGGCGCATAGGAGAGCACCGCCTGCATGGGTTCTGCGGCATCGAACTCGGTCGTCGAGACGCCAGGCGCCTCCACCATCGCCAAGATGGACTTGATACCGGCGTACGGCGCGTAAGTCCCCGTGGTCGTCGTGACGAAGAAGTAGGTCTTGGACGTGTCGGACTTGAACGTATTGGCGAGCGCGATGAAGTTAGCGGAGCCGTCCCAGGACTTGGGCACGAGGTAGACGTAGAAGACGCCGGGGTTCGCCGCGATCCAGGTGCTCAAGGCGGTGGGCCCGGTGGTCGCATCTGCCGCCCCGAGCTCGAGCACGTAGATGGCGCGGCGGGTACCTTGCGCGAAGAAGTCTTTGACGGCGAGACCGAGGTACACCTGATTGCCGGGCGTGTACGTGCCCGGGGTGGTCTCTGAGCCCGGATTCGCAGCGAGCGGGTACGTGAAGGTGCTCGGACCCGTCACGGTGGCTGTGACCGTGCCGTTGTAGGCGATCGGTGAGGCCCCGGAGATGGTCGTCAAGAAGGTGTCGCCTGAGGTGAGGCCGGCGATCGGGTTGGCGGCTGTCGCGGTGACGGTGCCGCCGGACCAGGTGAGTGAGGAGAGTGACTGAGCGGGGGCGAGGAGCGAGGTGAGATCGCTGTCCTGAGTGAGAGCAGCGTAGGCGCCGGCAGCGAGCGTGGTGGCGCCAAAGGAGAGGATCGCCCCAGTCTGCTGAAGCGTACTCGGCTTCGCTCCAATCAGCGTGGAGACGTTCAGTTGAACGATGGACATTTACGGCTCCGTAGGAGTAAGGGCGGCCGGACGCGGCGTGGCGTCAGCGGCAGAAGGGGCGGCGCCGGCTGTCAGGCGAATGAGAGGTTGAATTCGCCGGTGACGGCCGACACGTAGAGGCCGGAGAAGAACGGGAAGCCGTGAAGCGACACGACTTGCCCGGCGGTCATCTGAAGGGTCGGCAGCAGAGTTGCGGCGGAGCCCGCCGTGCCATCGAGCAGCGTGATGGAGCCGGCGGCGAGGCAGACGATGTCCCAGAGCCGACCCGGTCTATCCTTGATCTGCCCGGCCTCGGAGACTCCGAGCGCGCTTCCCGTGGGAACGGCCGCCGGGACGTCGAGGTCCCAGTTGATCGTTGCGGTGCCCATCAGGCGAACGAGACCGCGAGCGTCTGGCCGGTTCCGGGAACCACCACGATGCCAGTGCCGCATGGCCAGTTGAACGTGTAGGTGCTGACGGTGTTCGGGATCGTGCCGAACTGATTCGCGGCTCCCGCGCCACCCGTCGTAGCCACATCGTTCACGGTGCCAACGGTGCTTCCGGCGACTACCACGGCGACGCTGACACAGATGCCTGGAGTCGTTTTCAGCACCGTCGCGGCGGTGACATTGAGTGCGGCACGGTTGCCGCCGGGAAGGCCCGGCGACACCGTTACCGGACCGACGAGCGTCGCGGCCATTAGGAGTTCGTCCCAGTGCCGACGCTCTGTAGCGTGACAGCGGGGGTTCCGACCGCCGTGAGGGTGACTATGAATTCTCGCCAGGTGTTCTGCGCGATCGTCGCGGTACCCGTCACCGTGACACCGGTGCCGCCCGCAATCGTCCAGGCGAAGGCACCGGAGGACGCGTTGATCACGCGCAACCGGTAGTTCGCGCCGACGTAGCGCTGGCCCTGAGGAACGGCCGCAACGATGTTCGTCGCAGTGTCCGTGGTCGCCGTCTGCGCTCCGGTCAGCGTGCCGGTCAACGAAATCACGACTTCATCGGCGCCGCCCGTCAATTTTGCGGCAGTGAGCACGTGAGAGGTGACCGTGGTGTCGGTGCTGAATCCGTCGTTGGGCTGCGACTGCTCGCGAAGGCCGGCCGGATTGTTCCAGGGAAAGAGATTCTGAGGCATGAATCGCTCCGAAATCAGGACTGTATGAGCACCGTCGGCACTGCCGACAGGATGAGTTTCTGTGCCACGGTATTGACGCGGCTTTGCGTGTAGCTCACGCGGACGTCGATGGTCTTCTGCATCGCGATCGCCTGGAGCTCCGACTGGGTCCGGCGCGCGTCGACCACGCATGGCATCGACATGAGCCCGAAGTTCTGCGTGTCGCGGCTGTACTGGATCAGGGCATTCAGGAAATCGATCGCTTCATTGCTCTGAAGCCCGTAGAGGATCAGCTTCACGCGATCCGCGACTGGCTGCGTGCTCGAGGAGTTCGCGTCGAGGTTCGGTGCTGCGGAGAATGGCTCCGGCCCGTCGATGACGACCGCGCCATAAGGTGGCGTCAGGTTCGGCTCGACGAGGTCCGCCGGGTACAGCGTCACCCTCGGCGCGTAGCCGTAGAGCGGCTCATATGTGTTGAGCGCGATCCAGAGCGGCAGGCTGTTCGAGACGATGGCCCGGCTGGGGTCAATCGCTCCAGGCGTATCCAGGAGCTGCGTGGCAAGCGCTGGGTAGATGGACCGGCCTGCGTAGTGCCACTCGCCCGCGGCGTCGTAGCGGCCCTGCTGCTGTGCGAAGGCGAAGCGAAACGGCGTCCCATCGCTCTCGACGGTGGCGACAAAGATCGTCTCTGGCGGCGCATCCACAAAGAGCGCGATTCGGCTCGGCGTCGTGAAGACGACATGCGCGAGCCCGACGGTCTCATCCTCGTTCTGCTCGATGTCCTGCGAGAAATGCAGCGACCCTTGAATCGGGCAAGGATCCCCAATCGGCCGCCAGTAGACGTACTTGTCCACGGGCAGCACGACGCGCGAGTAACGCTGAAAGGCGAGCGTCTGATCGCCGCTTAACTGCCGCTGTGCACGATTGAGCACGCCCCCGAGCGCAGTGTCACTCGGGTCGAACTCATCAAGCAGACCCATTTACGAGGACACCCACGTCACGGCCGAGCCGACATACGTGCCGGTGTCGCGAAACGACGGCCGGCGCGGGTTCGACTTCGCGTACGGATGCGCACGCCGATGCGAGACGCCGCGCAGAGCCGCCCCGGTAGGCGTGCCGGGGATCCCGACCCGCTCCGCCTCGTAGCTGTTGATGTACTGCTTGAACCGCGTCGTGATGGCCTGCGTGCCGCGAGCGAACGGGTCCACGCGTCGGCCCATGAACAGCGCCTCGAGCGCCCCCTGGGTCGAGGTGAAAAGCGCGTTCTCAATGACCCGCGAATGCACGCGCGTGAATACTTCCATGACGGCGTATCGCTTTTCGAGCCAGTTCGCGACGTCGCCCGTCGTCACCGCGCCTGCGGACTTGGACTCCGACCGGTACGGCTGCACGATGACACCGAGGTTCAACGTGAGGCTCTTGCCGGAGCCCAGCGTGGGCGCAGAAATGCTCCCGCCACCGCCCGTGAAGGTGCCGCGGGTATCATCGAGAATCGGGCTCATGAGACACCAAAAAGCGTGGATCCGTAGTTCTGGGCTATGGAAAGATACTGACGCCCAAACGGAGTCTTCATGAGCTGAAGGTCATCGAGCGTGAAGGTGCGGAACTGATCCGGTACCAGCATCGAGCCCGAGGTGCCCTGATCCGATGCGGCCGCGACGACGCCGGACTCAATGCTGAGCACCCCGAAGTCGGTCCGCAGGTCCTGAAGCCAGGTCTGCCCCTCGACATCGACGCCGAAGTTGATGAGGCGATCCAACGCCAGGTTGTAGACGGCCTTGGTGTAAAGCAGAGGCGCGACACAGCTAAGAGTCTCATTCACCGTCGCAATCGCGATGGCAAGGCTTTCGGAAAGCGACGCCTGTACGATGAGGTACCGATCTCCCGGTGCCGGTGCCAAACCCTGAGCATTGCCGACGCCTGTTATCTGATTACCACCCGAGTCCATAACGAAGGCGCCGGAGCTGTCGATCAGTTGCACAGATCCCGGACCGTAGACCTCAAAGCTCACGACCGTCGACGTATTGGAGATGACGATTCCGCCAAAGGACTGCGTGACATCGAACATCACGCACCCGATCCACGCGTTGGCCTTCCAGTTCGCAGCCTGATCCGTGAGAGAAGAGATCGTGCCGGCGCTCACCGTGCCGGCAGCGGTCGGATAGCCCGACGCCGCCTTGCTCGACATCCCGTAGACGAAGGAGCGGTAATCCGCGAGATTGGGAACGAACGGATTGACCGCCATGAGTCCTCAGCGGCCCGAATTCAGATCGAAAACCCAGTCAATGAAGCGACTGATGATCCCTGGACGTTTCGGAGCCGAAGGTCGAGTCGGCTCATCTGGCACGGCATCCAGCACAGGCAGCGAGATGTCGAGCGGCGTCACGGGATCGCTGGCAACGCTTACCCCCATCTCCGCAAGCGCGCGGGCATTGTCCTCCATGACCTCGCGCGCCTCAGATGTCAGATCGCCGGCCGGAGCGCCGATACCGCACTCCGCTACCGGATCGCTCGTGATCGCAGCCGCAGAAGCCGAAGTCCGTTTCTTTTTCCGTGGCGCGGGACGCTTCGACTTCTGACTCGCCATGACGGCCTCTTTTCTGATTACGCGGCAACGCGGCCGCTACCGTTCCTGCGACTGCGAGGCGTCACTCCGGCCTGGACCGCCTCCGAGCCTTTGCCGCCGACATCAGCATCCCTTGAGATATCGGCCGCGACCTCGATCTCGACGCGATCCGGTGCGGGGATGCCGGCCTCCTGGGCCTTCTCGCTCTGCTTGGCGAGTGAGGCTGCCGCGGTCGCGTTCAACATCCTGTCGCTACGCTCCTCCGCCGCATCCCTGTTTTGCCCGATCGCCTCTTCTATCCGACCGACCTTGATCGGCTTCTCGTCCCAGATCATGCCGACGAAACCCCGAGCGAGTTCTCCATTGCGGCGCACGGCGTAGTTTGCTCCCAGATGATCGAAGATGTGCTTCACGTCGAAGTCCGTGAACTCGCGACCGCCGCCCAAGAGGATCTGGCCGCCGGCCGGGATCTTCTCGACGTACAGCCGCTCGCTCCACATCATGCGACCGGTCTTGGGATTGGGCTCCGTCGGCATTCGGTAATTGAGCTCCACGTTCTGCATCGTGGTATTGGCGACGTAGATTTTGGGCATGGATTCCTCGAAAGTGAGTGTTGTATCAGTACGGAATCGACAGGAGCGAGGTCGTCTCCGGGCGCAGCGGCCATCCGCACGTCGCGCGAAGCTCATAGAGCGTATGCACCGCGCCCAGTGCCAGCGGGGCGCTGATCTCGAGCGGGGCCGCCATGTCGGCGTACTGCAGAGCGCAGGCCGCAAGGTTCGGTTCCAACTTCGCGAACTCGTTGGTATCCCACTCGGGACCGTTGGGCTCTTCGACCTCGGGCATCTGCAGAACGACCATGTCCGCGCCGCCCGAGCCCTGACCAATCAGGGTGTCGTCGTAGCAGAACTCGATCACATCGCCCTCGGTCTGCTTGGCCACTTCCTTCACCATCTGCGCCGTGGTCGCGCTGCCGGCGCCTAAGCGCTGGTAGCTCGTCAACTGCACGACGTCGACCAGCTCGAACTGGCCGATGATGCGTTGGGGTCCGAGGAACACGAACCGGTGCGGCTTGCCGAGCTGGTACGTGCGGGCCTTCAGGTTCAGGAGCTGCTGCAGCAGCCACAGCGCCATCTGGCCGTTGTCGTAGGTCAGCACGTTGGTGTTGCCGAAGGTGTCTGGCGGCAGAGTGACGGCGGTGCCGCCACCATTCAGGAACCCTTCGCCGTTCGCCGCATTGACACCGTACAGCTCCATGTTGCGCAGCACCTGGAAGATCGCCTGCCGATTCGCGAGGCGATATCCCTGAGCGATGTTGACGCCCCAGCGACTCATGTTCGCAGAGTCGTGGTGATCCCACGCGGCATTCGCGCGGATCCGATAGGTCGGCGTGCTGATGTACTTCGGGATCAGCGTGGCGCCCGGCAAATTGTTGCCGGCGGTCTGGCCGACCTGCGCCTGCGCGGTCATGCCGAGCGTGCGCATGTAGACGTAGAGGTCTTCCGGGTCGAGCATGATGCGCGGCTTGCCGTCCGCGACGAGACGCAGCGCCTGGGAAGCCTGCGTAATCTGCATGAGCACGCCCGGCTCGATGCGAGACGGGTGGACCTGTGCCCAGGAGGTGCCAAGAGTAGCCATGTTTCGTTAGCTCCGAAGAAAAGCAGTTGTCAGTTCAGATCTGCAGCACGACGCAGGCGCCGGCCGAGTTCCACGTCGCCTGCCCTGCGGAGGGCGAATTCGGCGTGACGACCCAAGAGTTGCCGATCTGCACGTCGATGATCTTGGCGGGCAGTGCGCTCGGACCTGGGATCTGGCCGCTCGTGAAGGGCAGCAGGACCTGATTGGTGTAGTCCCAGGTGAGCTGCGTGATGTCAGACACGTTGAGCAGGTTCGCGGCGTTCGCGGCCGACATCGGCAGCGCGATAACGTGGCCCAGGCCGAATTCCGCGAAGCTGAAGCCCATGCCGGGTGAGGCAAGCGGAACGTTCGACTGCGGAGTCTGCACGGGGGCCGCAGACTGGTCCCACACGAGGAAGCCGCCGAGATTCGCGATGGCGGTTGCGATCGTGAGCTGGGGGCCCAGCATCGGAGAGGCGGCCGCCTGAGTAGCCACGGAGACGCCGACACCGCCATACATGAGGCCGGTGACCGAGGAGGCGACGTAGCCGGTTCGGATGAGGTTGCGAGTCGAGGCATTGGGGAAGAGCGTCCCCGCCACGTACCCGATCGTGCTGTCGTTGAAAGTCCCGCTGGCGAAGGTGGTCGGCAGCGGATTGAGGGTGATGCCCATTTGAGATTGAACTCCAGGAAGAGGCGGCTACGCCGCAGGGATGATGGCGGGAGCCGAGATGATCAGTGGGACTTGGGGCGCGAGATGCGGCCAAACTTGGTCGCACCGCCCATCATCGGGCCCCACGTGACCGCGGGGTCGCCGACGAACTTCGTGATGGTGTGACCGCTCGCGTTGCGCGTGACTTGCTCGCGAAGGGGCGCGCCCACGGTGATGCTCTTGCAGGATGCCTCGATGGCATCGTTCACGATGGCATTCTCGATGACGGAGAACGCGGCGGAATCGGCGACGAGCAGGCCGAGGTTCGAGTCCTTGTAGATGGGGCTGTGTTGCTTCAGTTTCGAGAGCAGTCTCACGCGATAGTCCGACAGCGTCTCGCCGTTCAAGGCATAGGGAGCCTGACCGAGGTTCCACGCCTGATAGGCCGAATCGGCGCGCATCTGCGCATCGGCGAAGGCGGCTTTGTCGGCATCGGCGAGCGTGGCAGGCATGCGTCGCTCGAGCTCGGCGAGCTTGCGCGCGAGGTCGGTGTTGCCAGAGGCGCGAGCGGCGGCGTCGGCCTTTTCCTTCTCCTCTGCGTCCTTACGAGCCTTGTCGGCCTTCTCTTTCTCCTCGGCATCCGCGCGGGCTTTCGCCTCGGCGTCTGCCTTCTCTTTTTCCTCCTTCTCCTTGCGCTCCTTCTCTTCGGCATCCGCGCGAGCCTTGTCGGCGCGCTCCTTCTCGGCGGCGTCGGCTCGAGCCTTCCACTCGGCAGCGTCGGCGCGGTCCTTCTTGTGCTCTTCCTCCATCGCGTCCAGACGCGTCTTGAAGGAATCGCACATGGAGTGGATGCTGTCCAGATGGGTCAGGACTTTGTCCAGCTTGTCTTCATCAGCCATGGTCAGTTGACTCCGAGAAATGCGGCAACGCCGCTTTGAGGGCGCACGCCGCATTTGGTGTGCACGCCGGGTAAATTAAGGGATCTGAAATTAGCAGCGCGAGCTGATCTCTCGCGTATAAATCTTGTCGAGAATCTTATCTAGTGGCGCGTGTTCGGCCGAGTCCAAAACGACATCAACACCGCTTGCCGGGCCGGCCTTGTCCCAGACTCCGAGTGTGCAGACGGCGATGTGATCCAACAGTCTGACGTCGCCCTCGAGCAGCAATTTTGAGCCGTCATCAAGCTTTTGCGACATGCTCGTCTTGAGCTTCACGCCAGGCGATGTGGACCACTGCTCAGTGGAAAGCGCCTCGACAGCTTCCTCGTCGTACACCTTGGCAATGCCCCACACCTCGCGCTCTTCGGGCTTGATGTAGGGAATCATGACCGATCCGATGACGCGTCGATTGAACTCCTTGGAATTCATCATCCGCTTCTTCGGGTGATCCCATATAACTGTGAGTCCCTGACAACGCTCGAGAAACTCATCGTTCAAGTACAGCGACGGATCACGCCAAACATACTCATCGAGACCGGACCGATATGCCGCGCCGGTGCCCGTGATGCGCAGAGCCACCAGCAACAGGTTCTCATACCGCTGCGGACTCACGAGATCGCCCGCCACCATCGCCTTGGCGATCCCGAGCTCGTCCATGTCGAATCGTCGCAGCGCCGCCGCAGCGCCAGGATGTAGCTGCATCGTCGCGAGCGCGGTCTCAGGCCGCGCCCACGTGAAAATGTCGTGCTCTTCGTTCAACTCCGGGACGAACTTCTCGCACTTCCCGATAAACGTCGTGAAGTCGACGCCGTCTTTGATGCGCCGCGTCCAGAGCGAAAGCGGGCCTTTGTAACGAAGCGCGGTTTCCTCGACCGTCTCGCGGCGGGCGCACTCCTCGGCCGACTCGCCTTGCTCAACACCGCCGCCCGGGAATGCCCACTCGCCGGGATGATCACGGCCGACGCGGCGCGTGAGCAGCACGCGACCGTCATCGGCAATGAACATAATGCCGGCGGCTTTGAGCGGAGAACCGTCTGCTGGAGGCGCGGAGGGCGAGAGATCGCCGGGTTGGCCGCTCTCAGCCATGGGCCTTCTTTTCGTAGCTGTCGCAGCGCGCGACGATGGCGTCGAGCTTCGCGCTGTCGATGCCGGTGAATGTGCCCTTGTTCTTGCCGGCGTAAAGCACTTGCTCGCCCTTCTTTTCGCCGTACTCCTTGACGAGCGCGGCCTTGATTTCCTCGCCCTTCGCAGTCAACGGCATAGTGGCGCTCTACTTGGCCGCAGGCGCCTTCGTAGCCGGATCTGCCGGCGGCAGCGCCTTGGCGGCATCAGCCTTCGCGACTTCCACCTTCGCATCTTCCAGCGCCTTCTCGGCCTGCTTGAGCTCGCGGCGAATGGCGGAGATCGCCTTCTCCTTGCCCTCGTAGGGCCCGAAGTCGGTGACGCGCTTCAGTTGCGCCGCGGTGTGCTCGACGAGCTTCGTCGCGCGCTCTACGGGGGTAGGATCAGACATAAATGGCTCTCTCGGTCATATGTGAGGCAATCTGTTTCCGCGCCGCAGCGAGCTGCTCGCGCCCGGCGGCGGTCAGCATCTCCGGCGGCAGATCGCGCAGGGTGTAGCCGGCTTCCCACCAGCAGCGGCAATAGGGCTTCTCGGCGGGCTGGTCGACCTGGTCCGTGTACTTGCGACCGGCGAGCTTCATGAGCCCGGCCTCGAGCGCCCAGTTGCCGCGGACGACGAAGATCTCATCGTTGCGCGCGACGTGTTCGGGACGCGCCTGGTAACCGCCGCCCTCCATAACGTGGTGCCAGGTCATCACGATCGCGCCGGCATCCGTCGCGATGATGTCGTTGATCGCGGCAGCGAGCTTGTGGCCCTGATCGATGATGACGCGCCGCTCCTCGAACGGCAGGCCCGCGATCGACCGGCGGATGTCCTCGTTCGTCTCCCGCTTGTCGACGGCGCGAGTCCCGCCGCTCGGGATCGAGGTCGACCAACCGACGAACCGCTGCAGGGTCCGCTCTACGGAGGCGTCCCGGTTGAGGCGGATCAGACTCGCGCTCGCCAAAATCCTGCGGTCGAGCTCGGACCGAAGCCGCGGCTTCACCTGTTCCAGCTTGAAGAGCGGCACGGCGCGGTGCCGGCGCTGCAGCGTGCGCGGATCCGTGGCGCGGCGGAACTCCCGGCCTAAAGCCTCGTTCAGCGCCTTGGTGAGCACCGACTCCGGCACCAGTGACTCGACCGCCGCCTGCTTCAGCTCCCGCACCCACCGGTCGAGCCGTTCCTGGCTGTCGAATCCATGCTCCGTAAAATCGGCGATGGCTTCGGAGAGGACGCGGTAGAAACGGTTGCGGACGACCGTGCTCATTGCGCCGGCGCGGCGAGCCGAAGTGCGGCGGCGCGCAGCCTGCGTCGCGAATCGGCGCGAACGCTATCGATCTTGGAAACCCTGGCGCGATAGGCTTCCTCGCCCTCGATACGCTCGCCCTCCTGCTCGAGTTGATTGCTCTGCTCGGAGCGGTCGATGAGATGGTTCTTCAGGGCGTCCGAATCCAGCGAGAACGCATACGGGAAAAGCCGTTTGTTCTCACTCAGGTTGTCAAGCGCGGTCTCGATGAGCAGCGCCTGATTCTCAGGATCCAGCCGATCGAACATCACTTCCACGATGTTGATGCAGCCCTCAAGCTTGACTTCTTCGAGCTTGACCTGCTCGCTTTCCGGTTCGATGAGCATCGACGGCCAGGTCGCCGAGAACGCCCGGCACCACTCGCTGAAGGCGACGTCGTGCGATTTGCTCTCGTACTGGTCCGGATAGAGAGACTGGATGCGCTTGTAGAAGGCCGGAGCCATCCAGGCCCGGTAGCGCACAATGTTGTCGAACCACTCGTAGTCCGGCTTCAAGTCCACCCGCACACCGTCGATGTACTTCGCGATGTTCTTGGCATCCTCGGTGCCCTCCGCCATGCCGCCGATCATCGTCTCGTTCTGCAGGAGCTTCGCCGGCATGTCGGCGGCGGTCGCGGCGTTCTTCAAGATATTGTCCCGCGCGAATGTGCCGGCGCCGTCGACGTTCTGCATGTTGAGTGCGGCGATTTCCTCCGAGGGATCAATCGTCGCTATTTGCCCGACCCGAGCGGCTTTCAAGAGCAACCGCTTCACTGCGGCCCCAGCCTGCATGACCTTGTTGACCACCGCGCCCGGTGACTTCATTTTCGCGATGAGAAGTCCGTTCTTCGTCGCGATCATGTCGTCCGCGATCATCGTCTTGATGAACGATTTCAGCGGAAAGAGCGCCCGCTGGTAGACGCTGCGCCCCGTGAATCCGAAGCCAGAGTCCGTGTATGCGATATAGATCGGCTCTTCGTTCATCGCCACGCGGTAGCGCGAACGATGATAGGCCTGCCCTGCCACAGTCACCTGTGTGACCTGGTTGAACTCCGGCGTGTTCGGCACCTGATTCATGATGACCGAGCCCGACATGTTCAACGGGTCGAACACGTTGAAATAGATCGGGAGCTGCCACAACTCCCGCAGGTCGAGCGGTCGGTCCGTGGGCTTGTCCTTACAGCCCATCACGAGAGATGCGACGCCGTAAGCCCGGGAGAGCCGGCGCAAGTTCAGTATGTTGGCCTCGACGCGCAACTCTTCCGAGACGCTCGTGAATTGCTCGACGACTTCCTTCGGCGCGCCCTGTACCGTGATGACTCGTGGCTGAGACTGCGCCATCTTGATGGGCGCCTCGGCCATTTTCGCGCCCAAGGGGTGAAAGAGCAGGATCTCTTTGCACAACTCGTAGGAGGGGTTGCTCCCTGGCACGATGTCGTCAGACATCAGGATCCGCATGAGAGCGGAGGAGAACCACTCAGCGTCTTCCGCTGCTCCTCCCAATTGCTCGATCGATGCGGTGGCCATGTTTACTCGAATTCAGGTCCCAGGGTTATCGCGATGGAGTACGCCCAAGCATCCCGCAAATCGTCTGCCACGTCAGACTTCTCCTTGACCGACGCGCTGAAGCTCAACACCTGATCGAGCAGATGATTCTTCGTCTCGCCCTTGTAGGTCACTCGCTTATCGAATGCGCGCTGCGTGATCTTCACCTGTCCAAGGTGCACGTAGCTGCTGACGTTCAGGCACTTCGCATGCTTGTTGAGCGCCGTGAGCTTGTGGCTGATCGGATAGGCATCCCAGCCGTGCATGGCCGCCTGCTGAAGTAGCACGGTGCCAGACTGCTGATCCTCGATGCGGGCGCCCTTGGAGCCCTGGAGCGCCTGCGTTTCCTTGGCATAAAACTCGAGGTTTTCAAACACGGTCGGCAGCCACGTCTCGAGCATGGCGCCATCGATCTGCTTGTACTCCCAGTCGAGGATGTAGAGCGGGTACTCGCAGACGTTATTGAGATCCACGGCCACATACACCGCCGCGCAGCCATCGTTGGCGAGCCCCGTTTTGTTCGCCGTGTCGATTATGACCATGACGAACGTCGGATGCCAGGGCGTTGCCGCCGGCTTCCCGGCGACGAGCATCGAGTTGAGGCTGAAGTAGTTCCCGCCCGGGAGCTTACGGATGCGGCCTTCCCAGATGTGAAGCACCCGAAGGTAGGCCTCCATCTTGCCGGCCTCGTCGACGCATTTATCGATCCGATCGATATCCGCCTGGCGCTCCGTCTCGAGGCCGCAGTTCACGAACCAGGGATTGCGGTCCCAGTTCACGAGCTTCACGTATGAGCCCGGATAGTTGCGCTCGATGCTTTCCTTGCCCGTCACGAAAAGCGCGTAGGTGTGGTTCTTGACGCCCTTGTCGCTTTTCTCCTCGTACGGGTTGAAGCTCACCCAGATCTGAGGGTCGGCGTCCTCGGCCTTGATCTTTCGGATAGTCTTCGTGAGGTTGTCCCACGAGTCCTCCGAGACTGCGTGCGCCTCCTCCACCCACACAATGTCAATCGCATGGAGCGACTTGATCTCCGCGGAGTGCGA